GTAGAAGCTCACTGGTGGACTGGAATGGAACGCGTATTACACCTACCTAGGCTCGGTTTACGCCGAGCAGCATTACCTATGCTGCTAGAGAAAGGCGGCGTAAACATTTCTCGAGAAGCTTTAAAAATAAACAAGCTTGCGCTCTCGAAATCTGACGCCCCTTACTTCGAGTCACTTTTTGCTACTACATGTTGGTACTGGGGTGAATATTTGGCTATATTCAACGCAAAAAATATAAAGCACATTATCCGGAAGATGGAATACAACACAGAGGATGCCCTAGAAGAAACAGCTAGAGCTGATGCGCTATACTCCGCGATATTAGGCCGGGCCATACCTAAGCCGGTTTTTAGACACCAATCTACTTACATACTAGGTGGCATAAGGTCACAATTCACACGGGTGATGAAAATAGGTCAGATAAATATAAGCAATATGGAAGAGTATGGCTATATAGCAGTTAATAATGGTGTCCGGTCTGGGACGATCGTGTACCCCGGTTGTTGTGCCCTGATCATCGGGCAAGCAGGTTCACTCATTCTTGGCACACCTTATGCAAGTATATTTCAGATAAATCCAACTGTTGTTAAGGAGACCAGAACTAGGGACTATCGTGGGTATAATTACCACGATCTGTGGGCTTATGGTGTAGTACAGAGATGGCAAGGTTATGACGTGGTGTATAAACACCCGAAATCTGGTGGTGTACATACAATGTACGCTCCAAACGATGTTAGCATAGCCATGCCGCCTGTTAACCCTACAACAGTTGATCGTATAGAAAGTTATACTATACAGAGAAATAGGCCGCGTCAACATATTTTTGGGTCTGAAATTACAGACTTTATGAAGTATAAAATGACCTTCACTTGGCACCGCATAAACTGTGTGCCGTTGGAAGAGCCAGACTATCACTCCGTAGGAGTACAGGGTGAAGAATCTTCTTTTATGGTGGCTAGTAAATTTTTGAGCGATATGCTTGATAAGGAACAATATTCCGCTGCCGTATTAATGAACTATGATATTGATACGCAGGATTTTTACGAGGGCGAACCGACGGTAGCCGTGCCGGTCCCAGACGCACAAAACTCGTTAAGATTAGCGGAACAAGACTTAGGACCGGAACCACAACCAGACGAAGATCCTGGGCCGGTAGTCTAAAACATCTATCTACTATCTTCTCTTACATACAACTCAACAATGACTGTCTGGTACAGTCTACTTTCGACCTTGCCACACTATTCTTATTTGATATAATGTATGGTGTGAATATAAATGGCAACTACATGTATCGCATCGGTGATACTGCTGTCCGGACGTACGCAGTTTATTTGCCGGCACTTAATTTAACTGCGTTATATATAACTAAGGACAACCACTTGCCCTCGATGGGTAACTACTCACTCATTAGAATTTCGCAAATACAGTATGGTCCGGGGCTGGCTCCCTACGGCCCTATCACAAATAAAGAGTTACTCAATCATTTGTTCTATATTACAGAGGCTTCTATGCATAGGGTTATTGAGTTTTCCAATATCAACCTGGTTAAAAAATATTACCATGGCACACTTGAACCACCAGTCACTAAAGTTAGTGGGCAGCACATCAGGCACCTTACGTTCAACGAACTACGTAGTTTTGAATGGGCTGAACTATGCACTCAGGTGGGCCCCACCATGCAGTTAATAGAACGTCTTGCTATTTCTGGGGCACATGAATCATTCCTGGTTGGGTTGATAGTATGGGCAATGTGTCTACCGCCAGAGCAGAAAAAATGGTGGGACGTATCAGGGTTCCTTGACTGGAAATTTGACGGGTATGAGGGCTTCATGTACTCAATAAAAAATAAGTTTACTCTAAAACTTAAAGCATTACAGAACTTACTACCACTTGACTTAACACCTTTCTTTGAATTAGAGGTTCTAGTTAATAGGGGAGTTGGTACTGTAGATTGGGCGCAGGAACGTCGTAATCGTATAGAACTTAACGTAGTTAATATAGACTCCAATACTATATTTAATCATGCAGCGCGACTCTTCAAAAATTTAATCCGGTTAAAAGGCAGGCCCAAAAGATATAGTTGGGATAACTTCTGGGCTACACGCTGGCAGTGGAGTCCGACTGGTGCGTACAACAGTCAGTACCCAGAAGATGAGAAGTTCAGGCACAAGGAACATACTATGCGGCATAAATTCTACGGTTTTAATGCTATGCCGGATTATAATTTCTCTCATTTCTTTGGCAGGAAACCAGAAATGTGTGCAAGGTCCTCAGAAAAATATGAATGGGGAAAGAATAGAGCTATATATGGTGTTGACAACACTAATTTTATTATGTCTAGCTTCGGCTTGGCAGGATGTGAAGAGTTGTTAGCTGGTCTATTTCCAATTGGTGTAGAGGCAGAGGCAAAAAAGGTATCTCGTACTGTTGAGCAGGTACTGAGAGATGGGGTGCCTTATTGTTTTGACTTTCAAGATTTTAATTCGCAACATAGTTTATCTAGTATGCAGGCAGTGCTAGACGCCTACTTATACACATATAAGACATACCTGGAATTAGATCAGCTACGAGCTATATACTGGGTGAGACAATCCTTAGAAAATATGTACATCACTGGAGGTGATGGCGTTCGTTATAAAGCGGAAGGTACCCTATTGTCGGGTTGGCGCCTGACAACTTTTATGAATACTATACTTAATTATATTTATACTCAAGTAATCACAGAGAAAACACCTATTACGACTACCCACAATGGAGATGATATTCTAGGTGCTGTTACTAGCTTGAAACAGGTACAACAGCTAGAATATAATGCAGTTAGCAAGAATGTGCGTTTTCAGAATACTAAATGTTTTCTTGGCGCAATTGCAGAGTTTTTAAGAGTGGACCACCGCACTGGCACAGGTTCGCAGTACTTAGCACGTTCAGTTGCCACATTTGTACACGGTCCTACAGAGACTGTGATTCCGAATGATCCGGTTTCTATTTTACGTTCTATTTATACTAGAAAGCAAGAGATATTATCAAGAAAGGGCAATAAAAAAGTAGTTGAACGCCTTTACAGAGCTCAGCTCAAATTTACTTGTGATAAGTGGGATCTTAATTTTTTAGACATATTAGATATGGAAAATATACATATCAGTCTGGGAGGTTATAATGAAGATGTCAGTGATAGAGCTTTAGAGAAACGTTATCACCGCACTAGGATTAAGGCGGATGGCAGTGGTTCACATGAAAGTGGGCCACGTTTGCCAATCTTACCAGGGTGTTTTACGTTTTCCAAGCGCATATCCAAGAAGTATGGATTATCAAATTACTTCAAAACAATACTTACTAGAACTAACCTAGCTGTTTATGACAGGTCAGCAGATTATCGATTCGGACTATACGTTGAAAAGACGTTGGTTGACGATAATATGAGACTGAAAGCAAAACAGTATGGTATGTTCAGACACCTATTCTCCGGAACAAAGGTGTCACTTGCCAAAAGTTATGGTGTGCCCATACACGCTGTACAAGGCAAGGACAGTTACCTGTCAGAAATAGTGTCTGGGTGTAGAGACCCACTATCGGCGGCAGTACACTGGGGTTAGGCCACACGAAGTGGC